TCACGACTTAAATAAGTATAATACTCTTGCTCAGCCTCAAGACCGCCATAATTCTCAGAAGCATAATCGTAATAATCCATCTTCTATCTCCGTTTGGTGTCGGGCGTTTTTGCCCTTCACAATATATAATGTTGTCAGTTGCTGATTGCAACCCCTTTTTTTAAATTATTTTCAAGTGGCCCACTGGCCCATGATTGGCCCGCCTAACGGGCTAGCTGGGTGGGCCGTTGACAAAAAGATTAGGGCCCGCCATTTTCATGGACGAGCCCTAGTCTTTAATCCGTTGTGCAATCTGCGCGGTGGGCTGACGTTGCTGCGTCAGAGGCTAGGTTAACGAGAGAAGGAATTAACCCATGCCTACAAATGTTATAGCTGCCGATGTCGGCCTTATCAAGACGGCGCTGTCCGTAGCTAAGTCGTATCCCGTGTTTCCTACATCTGACAAAGTGCCCGCGTGGTCCAACGAAGAGTTGGGCGTCGAGCGGGGGCAAGGTGGCTACAAGATAGCCACACAAGACCCAGCCGAAGTGAAGCGTTTGTTCAGCCACCAGCGTGCCGCAGAGATAGCCGTGCCAATGGGCGAGATGTCTGGCCTGCTGTGCGTGGACGTCGATCTGCATAAAGACCCCGAGTTAGAGGCGTGGGTTGCCGAGAACGACTGGATGGCGAACACGCTGACACACAAGACACGATCCGGCGGCCTACACTTCTTCTTTCGCCACGAGCCGGGTGTCTTCTGGCCTTCGACGTTGCGAGAGGGTGTCGATGTCAAGGCTGGCGGGAACGGCTACGTGTGTTGGCCCGGTACGCCGGGGTACTCGGTTCTTGTCGATGCAGAGCCTGCCGTATTTCCGTTTGACGTGCTGGAGAAAATCATGATGGCGCGTGGTGGCACGGGGCTGTTGTCAGGACCTGATGCTTACAACAACGCCACAGACGACGAGCTTATGTCGCGCATACAGGAGGCCACAGACCTGTACCCGTCGCTACGTAGCCTGTCTATGAGGATGGCGTCTAGTCGGATTAGCCCCGATGAGACGATTGCCACGCTAAAAGCGATAATGGATATGTCGGTCGCATCTGATCCAGACCACCCGCGACACCTAGACTGGGTGGACCGCCGCAGCAAGATCGAGCATCTGGTTGTGACCGCCGTTGAAAAGGCTGGTGCAGTGTTCTCGGTGGACGACGACTTTGCAAAGGCTCTGGATGACGACGGTCCTTCATTCTTAGATACGCAGCGTATGTTGGCGGCATCGTCCCGCCCTATCGGTCCGCAGCAGGCCCCGACAGCCGATGAGATATCGGCGCTTGCTGCGGAGATAGAGCTAGACGAGGACGAGTTCCACTCGGTCACGCTGGGCGAGTTGCACCAGCGCACCATAAAGCCGGTCGAGTGGCTGGTGCCGGGGATCATCCCCAAGATGAATAGCGGTGCGCTGGCAGGAAGCAGCAACGTGGGTAAGACACGGTGGCTGGCTTTGCTGGCTGCCTGCGTGGCCTCTGGACGCACTGACATATTGGGATGGGAGCCATGCGAGCCGACGCCTGTGGTATGGCTGGCGAATGAAGAATATTACGAGGATGTCCTCCGCAGATTAAAGGCCGTGGCGTTGCACTATGACCTAGATGACAGCGAACCCATCATTGTCAGGGGTAAGGCCGTCGGCTCTTTCAAGCTGGCGCAGTTAAACGAGACCCGCGTGCTGGAGATTAACCGCGACAATGTTTCTCGCCTCACCGCCATGATTGACAAGGTGAGCGCGGGGCTGGTGCTGCTCGATCCGTATGTCACATTAGCTGACGCGATGGATGGCGGCGAGAACTCAAGCTCGACAGCGGAGACGGTGCGGGAGGCGCTGACCCTTGTACAGTCGTCACCTAAGAAAGGTGTGGCGACGATCTTTGCCCACCACACCCCAAAGCAGAACAAGAAGGAAGGCTACCGTGGCGACTTGGAAGCCCTGCGTGGGTCAGGTGCAATAGGTGCAGCACTGGATTTCTCGTGGACTATGGATCAGTGGACACCACAGAAAGGCAGCGCGGACGCCGCAGCGTGGAAGCAGCACTACCTTCGCTTGCGCCTCAAGCGTTTCGTTGTGGTAGACATGAGCAAGCAGCGAGAGGGGGAGATTCACCCGCCGATTGTCATGGAGTTGGTGGGTCAAGAAATGAATGAAGGCGAGGGCAGGGACATTGGCGTCTGCCACATATCCAGTGAGGACGAGGCCCTCGATGCGCTGGCCGTGGCAAACGACGAGGACGCTACCTTCGCCCTAATTCTCGATGAGCTTATCGACAACTTTGGTGAAGGCCGCGTGTCGGGTGTCAAGAATATCTGTGACCCAATGAAGGACGTGCCGGGGTGGCCGCCCTACAAGAACAAGGTACAGGGTGAACTACGTAAATTATTCGAGCGGCTGTCGTCACCGACGCGTCGAGGCGACTACGAAATAACGATCCTACGGGACGCCGGGGGGTGGCAGCTTCGGATCGTCAAAATGGAGGATACGATCAGTACGTAGTGATATAGTGATACTGATACTGATGATAACGTATTGATATGTAACGATATTCTATCAGTACTACTGATGATACTGATAGGTGGTAGTGATGGGTGTTTTACCAATGATAACAACACGTTACATACCAATCAGTACGTCAGTACGCCCTTACCTACTACGTAGGGGCTTCGCTCGTACTGAAGCCCTACTCGGAGGGCTTCAGTACACAGCTTTTTGGAGGAGATGACATGACAGCTAGAAACCGCAGACGCGGATATGAACTGGAGAAAGAGACTGTCGATTTTTGGAAAGAGCAGGGCATAGCCTGCGAGCGTGTGTTTGCCAGCGGTGCCTACAAGCGATTGGGCAAAGACTTTGAGGGCGATCTAAAATTAGACGGCACGTACGTGGTCGAATGCAAACGCCGCAAGACTGGATCGGGGTTTAAATTTTTATACAGCGCGTTGGAGCAGGACGACGCAGACCTTCTGGTTTTGCGAGCCGACAGAGAGCGCAGGCTCTACGTCATGGAGGAGGACACGGTCCTCCACTTGCTGAAGCGTGCGCGATCAGAGTAAGGTGAATGCCATGCGATACTACGTTTATACACTGATTGATCCGCGTGACCTCAAGCCGTTCTATGTCGGCAAGGGCAATGCCAACCGGCGCTTCCAGCATATGAAGAAGTTGCCTGCCGATCTTGAAAAGGCAGGGGAGAAGGCACGCATTATTCGTGACATCAAAGACGCTGGCTTGAAACCTCAGTCGATCATCAACGGCTGGTACGAAGAGGAGCGCGATGCCCTCGATGCGGAGCAGGCTTTGATTGAAAGCATTGGGCTTGAGAACTTGGCTAACCAGAATTTAGGGGGAGGAGGTGATCGGTCATCTAAGCGCAACCGTAACCTGACGGCGAAGCAGGAAGGTTTCGCTCGTGCTATTGTTTCTGGCTCCAACCAATCTGATGCGTACAGAGCCTGTTACAACGTGATAAATATGACGGACAAGCAAGTCCACGAAGAAGCGTCTAAGTTGCGTTCTCACCCAATGGTTTCCCAAAGAATAGATGAATTGAGCCGCCCCGTGGTTCAGAAACTGAGGGAAAAGAAGGCGATAGACTTGGACTATCTTCTCTCGCGGCTGGAAGATGCTCTCGACTTAGCGGAGCAAACCGATCAGCCGGGAGCGATGACTTCGGCGCTCAAAGAGATGTCGGTCCTGACGGAGCTACGTCCCGTCGAAAAGCGGGAGCAGACGAACATCAATGTCACCGATCTGTCGGAGCGTATCCAGCAAGGCCGCGCCCGTCTAGTCGCGATCAAGGGAGGCCGCAATGACGACGGCGCAGCATAGCTGGGGTCCGCCCCTACCGGGGGCTGGACCGCAGCGTATCTGCGTCTGCTGCGGAGCGCGAGAGACTGCGTCTAGTCGCGACCCGCAGCACCCGGACTTCGTCTGCGTCGGACCGACGGAGCTAGCCGACTACAATGCGGTGTATGCCCGCAGCGAGTACGAGCCGCTGTGATGGCTCGCCTGTCCGACCTCGACCCCGTGACGCTGCTGACCGAGTGGTCGGTGTTGCCGCCGTCCCATTACCTGTGGGACGGCGACAACACCGAGGTCACGGTGTGGGAGCATTTCATAATGCTCACGCACCCTGACCATCTGCCCGCCGTCCTGCCGCATGATGAGGAGCCGCCCCGATGGTACACAATGGCAAACAGCCCCGCCGTAGACATGGACGTCGTCCATTGATGCGGCGCGTGCGTCTCGGCATCGTCCTGCTGCCCGTCATGCTGATGCTTGGCGGCTGCGTCGTGACCGCCGTCACGACAGCCGCCAGCATCATAACCAACACGGTGCAGTCGGTGCAGATCGACCGATTGGAGAAGAAGATTGAGCGCGGACCTAAGCATTGATCTAGAGCTAGCCGACCTGATGGCCGAGTGCTACGCCGACCCGCTGCGGCATGTGCTGGTCAGCTACCCGTGGGGGTCAGGCTCGCTCGCCGGGTTCGATGGACCCGACACATGGCAGCGGGACTTCCTCACCGAACTGGGCGACGATGTGACGAAGCGAGGCTTCGACGGATCGTCGCCCGTCGCACCCATCAATTACTCAACCGCGTCGGGTCACGGTATCGGCAAGTCGGCACTGACCGCATGGCTGATACGGTGGATCATGGACACCCGGCCCTACTCGAAAGGCATCTGCACCGCCAATACGTCAGAGCAGCTACGGACCAAGACGTGGTCCGAGCTAGCGAAGTGGCACCACCTCGGTATCACAAAGCACTGGTACACTCTGAACGCTGGCGCGGGGTCGATGAATATGTATCACAATGCCCACCGTGAGACTTGGCGGATCGACGCGCAGACTGCGAAGGTCGAGAATAGCGAGGCGTTCGCTGGCCTGCACGCAGCCAACGCAACACCGTTTTACATCTTTGATGAAGCGTCTGGTATCCCTGACAAGATATTCGAGGTCCGCGAGGGAGGGCAGACCGACGGAGAGCCGATGACGTTCGACTTCGGCAACCCGACACGAAACACGGGGCGGTTCTACGAGAACATGCAGGGCCGCTACCGACATAGGTACACCCGCCGCTACATCGATAGCCGCACCGTGTCGATAACGAACAAGGGCTTGTTTGATCAGTGGATCGAGGACTACGGCATCGAGTCCGACTTCGTGAAGGTCAGGGTGCTGGGACAATTTCCCGACGCTGGCGAGCTACAGTTCATACCGACGTCCGCCGTGCGGGACTGCGTCGGGTTGGAGGTTGTGGTGCAACCACACGATCCGCTGGTCATGGGCGTGGACGTGGCACGCTTTGGTGACGACCAGTCCGTCATCTACTACAGACAGGGCCGGGACGCCGAGAGCCAAGGTATGCACACCTACCGAGGCGTGGACACCATGACCCTAGCCGCCGAGGTTGCGAGGCACGCGGCGGAGAAACGACCCGACGCGATCTTCATAGACGGCGGCGGTGTGGGCGGCGGTGTGGTGGATCGGTGCAGGCAGCTAGCCCTCAACGTCATCGAGGTCAACTTCGGGTCGAAGGCAACGCAGAGTATGTACGCCAACATGCGGGCGCAGTGCTGGGGCAATATGAGGACGGCGATACAGGATGGCATACGGCTACCCGACAACGACGACCTAGTGACGGACCTGACTGGGTTGGAGTACGGCTTCAATACGCGCAACCAGATACAGCTTGAGAAGAAAGAGGACGCCAAGAAGCGCGGCATCGCGTCACCCGACTTGGCGGATGCTCTAGCGTTGACGTACGCGATGCCCGTTGCACCGACTAGGGTATCCTACCGAGGCGACGTAGGCCAAGCACAGACCGACTACAATCCATACGACTAGACGCAAAGCGCCAGATTGTGGTATAGGCGAAGACTATGGATGCCCTGATAGTCTTTAACGCGGAGAACTTCCACCCGCTACACCGCATCATGCACAAGGATAGGCGGCATGTGTGGTGTGCGATACGCGATAGAGAGCGAGGGCATTGGGTAGGCTATGACTGGGGGCAGGGCTCGCCCCGCATAACGTGCTTGGCAAAGGACGACTACGATCTAGCCGGGTTTTATCTCAGGCACGGCTACGAAGTAATAGAGACGCACGTTAAGCGGGTCCCGCCACGCGGACCATTCATGCTCAATAACTGCGTTGGGCATGTGAAGTTGCTGCTAGGTATTCGGTCGTGGGCACTGACGCCGCACCAACTGTACCGGCACTTGAAGAGAGAGAAGAAGCGTATGGGTATTTTTGACCGACTGCTAGGCTACTTTGTTATACCGGGTCTGGGTGGCGGCGCTCCCAGCCCGCCCCCGCCGCCTCCGCCGCCTGAGCCGCCTAAGCCAGTTGCGCGTAAGACGGACGAGTCGGTGCAGCAAGCCCGACGCGACGAGCAACGCAGGGCACGCATTGCTGCGGGTCAGGGTGGGACCATCAAGACGCCGCTGGGCGGGGTGGGTGACGCCACAACAACCAAAACGCTGTTAGGGCAGTAGCATGGCCCTACTAGCGACACCGGAGAACTTACACTCCCTCGCTACCATCAAAGGTAAGCGCGGGCCTATCATCCGAAGGTATAAGAAACTGGAGAGTTACCGCTCGTCGTGGCGCTCTCACTGGATGGAGATCAGTGACTATCTGGTGCCGCGACGTGGCCGCTTTCTAATCGAAGACAGCCAGAACACGCGGGGGCGTAAACGCAACTCTAAGATTATTGATAGCTCACCGACACAGGCTCTACGGACGATGGCGGCGGGGTTGATGTCTGGCATGACCAGCCCTGCGCGACCTTGGCACCGTCGTAAGGTTTCTAACGAGGAGATGATGGAACGGGACGACGTGAAATTGTGGTGTTCTGAGGTTGAGCGGATCGAGCGAGCGATCTTGAACGCCTCGAATTTCTACAATGTCATGCACACCGTCTACACCGAGTTGGGTGCCTTCGGCACTGCGCCGCTCTACAGGGAGCGAAGTTTCGACACGGTCATACGTTTTCGCCCCTACACCGTAGGCGAGTATGTCATTGCTGAGAATCATCTTGGCGAGGTCGATACATTAGGCCGCTACTTTACTATGACCGTAAGCCAAGTTGTAGAGAAATTTGGCCTACAGCCTAACGGGACGATTGACTGGAGCGGCATAAGCTCCACAACCCACAAGTTATGGGATAGTCAGAACTACGACGAGCTTGTTCCGATTATACACATGATTGAACCGCGCCGTAACGAAGAGCGCGACATGTCTAAAAAAGACCAGCTTAACATGCCCTACCGATCTGCCTACATGGAGTACGGCGGAGACGGTGACAAACTACTGTTTGAAGGGGGGCACGCAAAACTGCCTGCCTATATTCCGCGTTGGGATGTTCTGCAAGGCGACGTTTATGGCCGGTCTCCCGGCATGGACGCCCTCGGAGATATTAAGCAGTTACAGCACGAACAGAAGCGTAAGGCGCAGGCCATAGATAAAATGGTCAACCCGCCGATGGTCGCGTCGATTAACTTGCGCGGCAAGCCGACGTCAACGCTGCCGGGTAGCAATACCTACGTAGACCCAACGCAGGGCAATCAAGGTTTCCAGCCCGCGTATCAGATACAGCCGCGCATACAGGAACTGGCGCTGGATATCCGCGAAGTACAGGATCGGATACAGCGAGGCTTCTACGCGGACCTGTTTGCGATGATGATCCAGTCGGACAGAAGACAGATGACGGCTACAGAGGTTGTAGAGAGGCACGAAGAGAAGCTAACCTTGCTCTCGCCTGTGCTACAGAGATGTAACGTAGAGTTGTTGACCCCACTTCTGGACGACGTCTTTGAGTTCGCAACGGAGGCTGGTCTCCTCCCAGAGCCTCCCGATGCGCTCGACGGGATGGATTTGGAGGTTGAGTACGTTTCTCTCTTAGCACAGGCACAACAAGCCGTTGCTGCTACGACGATAGAGCGGACGATGGCCTTTGCCGGTAACCTTGTCGCTGTTAACCCGGAAGTCATGGACAACGTGGACATGGACTTCGCCGTGCGGGAGTACGCTGACATAATGGGTGCCTCGCCCGAGTTAATGCGCGCGCAGGACGCAGTGCAGCAACAGCGTCAAGAGCGTATGCAGCAGATGCAGCAACAGCAGGCGCTGGAGCAAGGAACTCAATTGGCTCAGGGAGCCAAGGTTCTTAGCCAGGCCGATACCCAGAACCCTAACGCCTTAACTGAACTATTAGCAGCGGGGGCCGACGCGCCTCCGGGGGAGACAATGTAAATGGCTAAACGTCCCGGTCTTTACGCGAACATACACGCAAAGCGCAAACGGATAAAAGCAGGATCTGGCGAGAAAATGCGAAAGCCCGGTTCTAAAGGAGCGCCAACGGCAAAGGCGTTCCGTAAGAGTGCCCGAACGGCCAAGAAGAAGAAAAAATAATGGCTGCGGCTAAGAAGAAAAAGAAAGGGGTATCCTTACGTAAAGAGCATAAGAGCAAAAAGGGCGGGCTTACAGCAAAGGGGCGTAAATATTACAACCGTAAAACGGGCAGTAAATTGAAGGCACCGCAGCCAAAAGGTGGCGCACGAAAACGAAGTTTCTGCGCTCGTATGAGCGGAGTGAAGGGGCCGATGAAGGACAAGAAAGGAAAGCCAACACGTAAGGCACTTGCCCTGCGTCGCTGGAAATGTTGATGGCTATTCACGTTGTAAAGGACACCACTGACCCCGGTCAGATACAGAAGGCAGTAGATCAGGAAGAGGACAGGAAGCATGACATTGAACATATCCTATCTTCGGAGCGCGGTCGTAGATGGTTTTACGAAATTGCGTACGTCCGTTGCCACAGCACTGCGTCTAGCCATGTCCCAAATTGTTCAGACAGTACAGCGTTTAATGAGGACGCTAGATCAGTCGGCGAGAGCCTTATTGAAGTGGCTCGCTCTGGCTGTCCTAACTTG